ATAGTCAAGCTACCATCTGGTCGTGAGTATTGTTTCCCAGATGCTAAATGGACTGAGTGGGGATCTGCAAGAAACAGAACTGCTATTTGTAACTATCCAGTACAAGGATTTGCAACTGCAGATCTGTTACCTATTGCACTTGTCAAATTAGATAAACAAATGCAAAAATTAAAAATGAAGTCTGTCATTTGTAACACCGTACATGATTCTATTGTGCTAGATGTACATCCAGACGAAAAAGATTTAGCTATCAAGGTGTTATCACAAGCTATGAGATCATTACCTCAAGAGACAAAACGTAGGTATGGCGTGTATTACGACATGCCAGTAGGTATAGAATTAAAAATAGGAAAGAATTGGCTTGACTTGGAAGAAGTAGCTATATAGGATTAGATTACATTAACCTTAAATAAACAGAAAAGGAAACATTTATGGATAATAATCTACAAACTATGTCAAGTGACATAGACAACATTGTTGCTACTTTTGGCAGTGATGAATCAGCTTTTATGGAGCTAACTGGTCAGGCAGCAACGCCTAAATCAGAAGGTCTATCTAGGCTAAACATAAACTACGATACAGAAACGGAAGATGGCGAGACGCTAACTCGTGGTGATTGGAAGATGATGTATCTCGGTGAGATGGTATATGCAAAAGAAGTACTTATCAAACCTATATTAAGAACATTTGAATGGAGTATCTTTGATGCAGAGCAAGGTGTGTTCTCATCTAAGTCAGTCCAAAAGCCAACCATGTCAGGTGATTTTCCTGATACTGAGGGTGGTAATAAGTGTGGTCGTTTATCACAAGATGAAGAAGATAAGCTCAAAGATGATGATCCACTTAAAATAAAATCAAGATCAGCAGTATGTAATCAAGTGTTGTACTCTAAAGTTAGTGGTAAGTTTAGAAAAGCTAACGGAGAAGAGATAGAGATTAGTGAACATCCTGCAGTTGCGTATTTTAAAAGATCTGGGTTTTTACCAATACGAAACTTTATTGATAGTCTAACTAGACAGAAGAAGATAATGCAGAAGTGTTGGATTAGTTTAAAAACAGATAAGAAGAAAAGAGGATCTGTTACATATTTTGTACCAGTCCCAACATTAAGTTCAGAAACAGAGATCTTAGATGAAGACAAGGAGTTGATGAAGAAGTTTGCTGAAACTGTGAAGGCACACAATCAATCTGTGCTAGAACAAAGTAGAGAATCTGCTAAGTTAGAAACTAACGATGCAGACGAAAATCTTGCAGACGACTTCAATGTTGCTGCTGTTTAAAATCCAAGACTACATGGAACGTGCTAGTAGGGGGGAAGTTTCTATTCCCCCTGAAGCCGTTCTAGACTTTGCAAATGATTGTAAAGATTCCGTTACTGTACAACTCAACAAAGAAAAAAGTTACAAGTTAAGAATGTCTGGTTTAGGTAGACCAGTCTGTCAACAACTATTAGAGAAGAATGGTATTGAGCAAGAAGTACAATACAATCTTCTATTCAGATTTTTATTCGGTGATATCGTAGAAGCAATAGCTGTTCTAGTTTTAGAACAAGCAGGGGTAGATATTGTCGCAAAACAAAAAGCAGTTAAACTTACGATCGGTGGATCTGAAGTTACTGGCACATTAGATTTAATTATACGAGATGAAACTGGGCAAGAGAAAGTCTGGGATATCAAGTCTGCTAGTGAGTGGGCATACAAATTTAAATACACTGGTTACGGTGGATATGATAAAATAAAAGAAGATGATCCGTTTGGCTACATTATGCAGGGTCATTTGTATGGAGAAGCAACTGGACTACCGTTTGGTGGGTGGATCGTTGTCAATAAATCAAGTGGTGAAATAGCTGTTGTTGAAGCACCAGAATGGCAAGATCAAGATAGAAAAGAATATCTCAAGGATGCAGAGAAACGTGTACAGTTTCTAAACAGACCATTCAAAGAGTTTGTCGTGCCATATAAAGATGAGTTTGAAGAATACAAAGGTGAACGAACTGGCAACAAACTTATGCCAAAGCCTTGCAACATGTGTGGGTATAAAAAGTATTGTTGGAAAAATGCAACCCTGCACGATAGAGTTATATCGAAAGCTAAACAGCCACCTCAAGTGTGGTACACCAGATTGAAAAAGAAAGTATTATGATGCCAGTATTATATTCAAGAAATTACGTGGCAGATCTTATGGAATTAAACGAGGACTTATACCACGTTTATATAGACTCCCATGTGGAGACTGGGGGTGGGAGAGAGACAGTTTTTTTGCGTCAACATGAAAGAGGTATTCCCCTTACTCTTCGTGAAAACTTTTCAGAAAACGGCTCTCTCACTTCCAACACAGAACAACGAGATATAGTAAAGGTAGAGAATGAATTTCAAGTTATTGGACAAGCACTCGATTATGGGAAGATAGTATGCCTTCCGATGTTTCCCCTAACAATCCAACTTATTACAATAGAAAAACAATCCCTCAAACTGGCAGGGTACATAAACAAAAGGATTCAATCATTAGGATTGAAGATGAAACAGATATGAGATATAGATCTAAGTTTGAATTAGAACTGGCTCATGTTCTTATGCGTCACAAAGTTAAGTTTCAGTACGAATCTAAGAAGTTTTTGTACATACCTAAACCTAGAACGTACACACCAGATTTCTACATACCTGATACTAACATATTCATAGAAGCAAAGGGACATCTTGATAAGGCAGACAGAGTAAAGATGGCACTTGTAAAAGAGCAACACAAAGACCTTGATATACGTTTTGTATTTATGAACGCTAAGAATAAGATTTATAAAGGTAGTAAAACAACCTATGCTGACTGGTGTCTTAGACATGATTTTCAGTGGGCAGAGAAAACAATACCGTTGGAGTGGTTTAAAAATGGCAAAAGATGATGTAGAAGATTTTATAGAAAAGATGGGGTTAGCAAAAGGCAACTACTATATTATTCTGCAAGATGTTGGAAACGATAAATTTAAGATGATGGCTTACGACACAACTGGTAAAGAACATAAAAGAGAAACAGATCACTCTGTTGCTTCTGTAATGCACGAAGGTTTGGTAGGTTTACTTACAACAAAAGGTGAAGATTTATTTAATTTTGGCTTTTCTGAGCTTGCATATAGATACACAACTGGTAGAATGTTTGATGAAATATTAGACGAAGTAGATAAACAAAAAGAAATAAAATACAGAGATAATGTGATAGAGGTTGATTTTGGTAAAGATAAATGATAACGATAAAGAACCAGTACGTTACTACGACTGGATAGGTTGGAAACTAAGACAAGAAAGAAAGAAGATGAAGAACGGAAAATTAGATTACCACAAAGACATGGAAGATATGGTTAATCATCCACCACATTACAATCAAGCAGGCATTGAAGCTTTAGATGCAATTTTAGCAGCCACAAACGAGGGCAGTGAATATTATCTACAAGGTAATATAATAAAGTATCTTTGGAGATATAGATATAAGAACGGATCACAAGATCTAGAGAAAGCTTTGTTCTATCTACAGAAGATGATTAAAGTAGTAAAAAAATTAGAGGAGAATGATAATGTCAATATCAAATAGTTTACCTACCTCTTATCAACAGTTCATACATAAGTCACGCTATGCGAGATGGTTAGATGAAGAGGGGAGAAGAGAGAACTGGCACGAAACTGTAGAAAGATACGTTTCGTTCATGGAAAAAGCACTTTTACAAAAACACGATTACAAGCTCTCTGAGGGCGATAAAGTAATCATCACGGAATATATAACCAATCTTAGTGTTATGCCCTCTATGCGAGCCTTAATGACGGCAGGAGAAGCACTTGAGAGGGATAATGTATGTGGTTACAACTGTAGTTATCTACCAGTAGATAGTCCACGTTCATTTGATGAAGCGATGTACATCTTGATGTGTGGAACTGGGGTAGGTTTCTCTGTAGAAAGAGAGAATGTAGAAAAGCTACCAGTTATTAGTGAGAGTATGCAAAAGTCTGATGTTGTTATTGTCGTTGATGATAGCAAGATGGGTTGGGCAAAAGCCTATCGTGAGTTGATTGCTTTACTCTATTCAGGTATGATACCGAGTTGGGATGTATCCAAGATAC